CCTCCAAGCAAACCACCGAAGGCTTGGCTTGCTCCTTTTTTTATACCAGGTGGTGCCGCGACACCACCGCCGGCGGCGGAAACACCACTTCTATCTTGAGAAAGTAAGTCTTGTTGTTCTGCTATTTGTTGTTTTTGTAAATTGAATTGCTCTTCAAATATTTCAACAAGACGAGCAGTATGATTATCAATGTTTTTCAAAGAAGGACCCAAAGTGTCTTTGATGCTCTTGATAGAGTGTTTAGCATCATTACGAGTACCTTGATGCTGTCTCTTTACTGCTTTGATAACCTCTTCTAAATCTGCCATCTTAATTTCTTTCTAGACGTTCTTTTTCTTCTTCTAAGTAATTTAATAACAAAGCAACATATATTTGTCTTTCAAACGGTATCATATTTTCTAACTCAGTCAATGAATACTTGTGGTGTTGCATCAATCCAAAATTTGTTTGGTATATGTTACCAAGCGTATCATGACTGAGAGCTATATAAAAAAACTTTGAAGACCCTGTAATTCAATTGTTTCTGTCTCACCACATTGATCACACGTCCATTCAATACTATGATATAACTTTGGAATAGTATCAAAAAACTTTTGTACTTCTAAGAATTGATCTTGTGTTAAATTGTCCATAAACTCTTTTAATTCATCTTCACTAAATTCATCATAAACATTTTCTTCATCAAAAATACATTCAACCGATTTTAATAACAATTTGAAAATAGAATCTACATCAATATCATTAATTGTGTTATTTAATACATCAGTCAAATTTGGCATCTTCATTTTAATACCAACTTTATCGGTAATCATAATTGTATCTTTATGATCTTCGTTATAATGAATTTCAACATCATCTAGATTTAATTCATAAGATTTTATTCCTTCACATTCACTGTATTGATGTTTAATGTTTAAAGAAATAATTTCTCCAACAGATTTACTTCTTAATTTTAAAAACAAATATTCAACATCATAAGTTGCAAATTCATTTACATTTACTCCTGGCGTCAAAATACAATTATCTAAAATACCAAGAATTCCATTCTTAATATCATTTGTATCTCCGCTCTCAAGAGCCATGTATAAAATCTTCTCTTCTTTCACTAAGAACGGTCGAAATTTAATCGGTTCTTTTGTCGAAGGAATAACAGTCTCAAACTCAGGTGTTGCTAATTTAGGTAAAGCCATATTTTACTCCAGGTCAATATTATAAATTCAATGGGAATCCCGCTCTGTTCAGAGCGTCTTTTGATCTTCCTTTTATTTGGTTTGGTAGATTCTTCACAGCATTGAAAGCAGAAGCAATATTGTCAACATCAAAGGTGAATGATGTTTCAAGCCTTTCTTCAGTGAAGTATCTATATGCCATTGTGACATTTTGTTTTTGTACGTCGGTCGTACTCCAGTTTCCAGATAATGATGAAATCTGTTCTGGATAACAATCAACAAGACGAATAGCGTATGTTCTTTGCCCGTTTGGATTCAACTGATAAATCGTAAATCCTTGTTTGAGTACATACTGATCATAGTAACCAATATCAAAGTTCGAACCACCTGTTCTATGATTACCTGTAACACGATCTTGCCATTGCATGAAGAACTCACGCTCTCTTAAATCTGGGCTGAGAATAACAGAGAAATCGATATTAACATAGTTTGCAAGACTGCCGATATTATATGGTGCACCATAATCTTTGTAATCGATACGAGCAAGAGACCGTTGTGGAAAAGTCACAGAATCAATTCTAAACGACATCGATCTTGCACCACCAGTTCCTGTACCAAAGATACCACCAAGAAAATCACCAACAGCCTCGGTAACAGTACCAACTGGATTCGAAAGAATCGAACCGAGAGATAACTGACTTGATTCAAGAACATTGCCAGATACTGGTGCTCCTGTAATCTCAACTTCGAAATCACTTGTCTTAGCGATTCCGTTTCTTGTCATCTCCGCTTGGAATTGATTGACGTTAAATGCCATTTGTTATACCATTTGTCTGCTGTCTTTCCAGACAGATTGTTTATTTGATTTCTTAAATCTTTCTGTTGGAAGGAACAGTGCCATATCCCATTCGACAGAATTAATCTCTAAAAACCTTGACCGTACATGTTTGTTTAGATACATCTTCAGTGTTGGTTTAAACCACTTATACTTTGCCGCTCCATTCAAAATATCATAACTGATTCTTAACTTCGTTGTTTCATCATATTTCGTATTTGTTGTCAAATCATATAATGCATCCATTAGAACTGCACGTTGTCTTAATGGAAGATAATGTAAGTTAATACCAAGGAATCCATTAGGAACATTTTTCACTTTAAAAATTAACGGAAATGTATCATAGTAAGGTAATGTCTTCTTGTGTTTTGGATCATAATAAAAGTGATACATCTTACCAATCGTTGCTCGATTCACAAACCGAGAAACGTCTTCTTTCATTAACTTTGTTGGAGTCACACTTCTTGCATTCTTAGCCTTATCACGAAACCAATCACGAGACTTTTGTGTTCGAGCAGGGATTTGACCAGAACGAACACCCTGTACTAACATCTTATCGAATATGTAAGCGACCATTCAAAACTCCTTCTTATTATTTATATTAAATATTCAATTCTTTTTCTGTAAGTATAATGAACTTGTATCCACGATCCTTACACCATTCGATAGCATAGTCCCATTTGTAACGATTGATTGCATATGTCTTGACTTCTGTTAGATACTTCTTTGTTTTACGATTCTGTGGCTTTGGTTCTTTGACTTGATACATAGGTTTGATTTCTATCACCCATGTTTCAACGATATTCTTAGATGTTTTTATTTTAACAAGAAAATCTGGGAAATATCTATGAATCTTACCATCTATTGGATGACGATACGGTATAAAAAACTCTTCCGACTGCCAGGAAATCACAGCCTGATTATGATCACACCACTTCATATACTTTAGCTCCCACGAACTACGGTAGATAATGTTCGTTGGATCGCCTTTGTATTTCTGTGGATGAGTTGGTCGATATCTTCCTTTGAGTGAAGTCATTATAAATAATCAAAACCTGTTGTATAAGGATATTTATTCGATGGCAAAAGCCCCCAATGAGATCATCAATGAGTCAGAAAGTTTTAAAGGTAAATCAAAAGATGAACTTCAAAGCGCTCTTGCTTCTAAAACAAGCGTAGAAAATTTTTATTTTCCACAAAACATTCAAGAGATCGATCATTGGATGGCTATTCGTGTGATTAAAAGAGACATATCATCTTTAAGAACGTCTGGGGATTATGAAGTAAAAAAAGATTTGGCAAGAATCTTTCTTCCATTACCATTAAACTTAGCAACATCTTATGCTCAATCATACAACGCAGATTCTATCGGTCCTTTAGGCGCAGCAGCTGCTGGTGCTGGTGGCACTGCAAGATCAATTATTGAAACTGCAGCAAAAGGAAAATTTTCAGAAGCTGTAAAGAAAAGTATTGATTCTGGAAAGGCGACTGGTGGTATTACCGCAAAAGACCTTTTAAAAGAAGGATCTGCATTAGGCGCTTATGCGGGAGCCACAGCAGCAGAAGGTATTGGTGATGCTTTTGGTGGTGTAATACCTGCTGCAGGCACTGGTAAAGGTCTTATGGGTGGTGCTGGTCTTGCAAAGAATCCTTATATGGCAGTATTGTATAAAGAACCAGAATTCAGAACGCATGAGTTCACTTGGAAAACTGTCGCTAAGAACTTTGAAGAATCTCAATCAATTTTAAACATTATTAAATTATTAAAATATTATTCTGCACCAAGTATACCTGCTGGTGGAGTGTTTAAACATTTTTTTGATTATCCAGAACAATTTGATATTGATTTCCATCATGATGAATTTCTTTACAATATTGGACCTTCTGTTCTGAAAAATGTTTCAGTGAACTATCACTCAGAAGGTCAACCACTATACTTCACAAAAGAAGTTGTTATAGATAAAATCTTCGTGGATGAAGAGGAAGGACAAGCCTCAAAAACTGTAAAAGTTCCTGTGTCAATCACCATTTCTTTATCGTTTCAAGAAATCTCCTATATTACGAAAAAAGAAATTATGGAACAGAATAGGTAAAAGACAATGTCATTCTTTTTTAAAAATTATCCAAGTATTAAATACGATCTTTTAAAAGATGGTACAAATCGAGTCATTCAAAATCCGCTTGTTAGATTTAAATTAAAAAATGTTTTAAAAAATAAAATTGCTCTTTATTACACACATAATTTAGAAGAAGGTCAAACATTACAGTTTATTGCCGATAAGTATTATGAGGATTCTACACTGGATTGGATTATTATGATTACAAATGATATTATCGATCCACAATATGATCTACCTCTTGGTTATCAAGATTTTGTAAACTATGTTAGAGGAAAGTATGGTTCTATTGAAGCAGCCCAGCAACAAACACACCATTATGAGTGGATCTATCAACCATTCCAAAAACTTTTTGATGGCACCATTGTACCAGAAAAACGATTAAATGTTGATGCAACCACATATGCTGGATTACCAGTTGATGAGAAACGTGAAGTAGATAGTTATAC